ACACAGCGCCTTCAATAAATTTCATAGGGCATTGAACGTCTGCACTCTTAAGCGGCCTCTACGGCGATTTTTTCGGGGGGCTTTGTCTGAGGGCGCCATGTCGTCTTTGAGACGGTATTTGCCAGAACAAAAAATTCGAGGCATCTTTTGTCGCGTGGCGGCGCAAAATCGATGGTGCCGGTCAACTGCGACCGCGAGGGGTCACGTCCTCCCGTCACTTACCTTCCCCCTCACCTGCTGGAACAACTCACCCTGGCTGTCATCTGCAGTGCGTCGGCGCGCCCGCATCCTAAAAGCAGCTCGTTCCGATACACCTGCACGCCGGGCTGCTTCCCTTGCACTTGTGCCGGCATCCAGTTCCCGGGCCAGGCGCCGGCGGGCCTTGGCCAAGCAACCGGTTGGACCGCGGGGAACGATCACGTGACAGGCACCGCTCTCCTGGCCATCGGGCCTCAGAATGCGGAAGTGGTCGCAGATCCTGTCAGCCGCGTCCCGGCCAACGGTCTCCACCAACCAATGCTGATCGTGTGCCCGTGCGGGGATGGAGACCCGCGTTCCGCCCACCCGCTCGGCAATGGCAAGGGCAGCGGACAGACCGACGATCCTGGCGAGATCGCCGAGCAGGCCCGGGAGCTCGTCATTCACCGCTTACACGTCCTCAACAAAGCACCGAGGGCGTTCATCGCGGAAATCCAGTCGGCGGATGTCTGCTGAGACACGTCTGTGCGCCCGCTGCGCTCAAGAAGATAGGCAGTGAGAGTGCTGACCGGCGTACGATCCCGTTTGGCCAGTTCCGACCAGATGTCACTGCACACCTGGAAACGATGGTCGTTGTGAAGAGCCGGCTGGTTCTGATCTCTGGTGAAGAGATCAGGGTTGCCGGTTTCCCTGCGGATCCAGAGTTTCAGGGCATCGATTGCTTTGTTTGCGTCCGCCGGATCCTGCAGGAAGCGGTGATGGTCCAGTCCGGTCTGGCGGCGCAGGAAAGCGACCATCGCCTTGTCGGACTTGTCGTCGACGACCCCGAGATTATAGCCGGCAATCCAGAGCGCCTGCAGCTTCTTGGCATAAGACCCGGTGACCGTCTGAGCGACTTGCTTGGGGGCAATCGCCTCAAGAGCAGAAATCACTTTGAGCTGCTCGACCTCACTCATGCCTTTGGAAGTCCGCTTACCGGTCTCGCGCTCCAGGATGTCGCGATAGGTGTCGTCATCGAGCCGGGCTTTGGATTTCAGGACATGGATCTTGGCGAGTGCGGTCATCGGCCCTCTCCCTGGCGTTTGGCATCGGCTTCATTGGCAATCGCGTCGAGTTCCAGCAGGGCAGCATCGGCAAGCTTGAGATAGCGACCCCGCTTCTTCTCCCAGTCGAGCCGTGTGTCGACTTCCTGAACCAGATGATCGTCGATCGGTGTGCGGGTGACCGGCATGTGCTCAAGCGTCAAGGTCGCGGCGATGTCCTCCGGATACGAGGTTTTGAACAGCGCAAAGGCTATGCGTTCGCGGTAACTCATGGGCTCAATCCTTGTAGGGCAATGGAACGCGGTGGGGCTGACCGGCGGCACCAGCATCACCAAGCGGCACAGGTCTGCGCCGGGCGTGAAGTACATGTTTCAGGAGATCGTTGGTCGCCTGCTGCAATTCCCTGGTCAGATCGGGCCGGCAGTGCAGGCGGTAGCGGGCCCGATCGGCTTTGCGCAAAAGATGATCACGCCGTTCGCGCAAAGCCTTGGTCTCACGCAACTCAGAAGCTTCCTGGTTGGCGAGGCGAGACATTTCTATGCGGCCTTGGCCAGATCGATGGTGATCGCCTGCCAGTCCGCGTCTGGCTGATCGCGGCGATAAAACCGCACATAGCTCTTGGAACCAGTGATCCGCATGGCATCCTTCAGCGCCGTCATCGCCCGCTGCCAGCGCGCATCCTCGATCTCCAGGCGCATCAACATGAAGATTTCTGATTTGTTGATCTGACCTTCTTTGTCGGTGTTGAAGGCGCGGGTGACGATCGAGCGGATTTCCGGACGGCTGTCGGCTGCCCACTCATTCAGGCACTCGTCGATCAGGCTCTTGGCGATCTGGATTTCTGGACCGAAGTCGATGAAGTCGGAGACCTGCACCTGAACCTTCCGGCAACCGTCGACAGTCTGGAAGGTGGTGTTGCCTTTCTTGCCACCCTTCTGGGAGTCGTATTCCTGGGCTAGCAGTGCAGTCAGGCTCAGGAGATCGGCAAAGGTGTGATTGCGGAAGCGGCTGATCTGCGCAGACAGCTCTTCGGCATAGCCCACGATCTTGCGCACGGTCTCGTCTTCAAGCTTGTGCTGGGGTTTGACGTTTTCCAGCGGCACCAGGTTGCCCTTGGCATCGCGCATATAGGACTGGCCGTTGATCATCTCGACGCCGTCAGCCGGCTCAGACATCGCTTTAATCGGAGAAACTTCCATGTTCAAAGTCCTTTTGCAGTCTCGTTAAACGCAGAACAAAAAGGCTTAAGCCGCGCCGTCGTCGTCGACGTAGCTCGGCGGAATTGGGGCGGCCGTCTCAGGGGCTTCGGCCGGAATGGGCCGACGGGCGATCGGGAACAGCGCGATCTTCGGATCAGACAGATCGATGACCACCGGCCGCTGGACGCGGGAGTTCTCCAGGTGCCTGGCAATGGAAACGCAATCGTCGAGGACTTTTTCAAACTGAGCGGTGGTTTGTGCTGAGAGGTTCAAGGCGCCTCTGGCATCTTTCCAATCGTTCAGCTGGCGCGAGAGCATGCGCAGGTCAGTGCTAAGCATCATGAGATCCTTTCAGGCGGGAATGCGGGCAGCCGTTCCGGCAGGCGCGGTAGACTTTGGATCGGGTCGAGTTGGTGACGGCACGGGGTTTGGCTTGCCAGTCGAGGCAAATGTGCCGGCCGATCCCACCAAGGACCGGACAGTCAACGGTTGAGCCCATCAAAGCTCCCCTCACCTTCTCCTCGACCTTCGAGAGATCCCCCGGATACTTGTTGCCAAGCGTCTGACTGATCGTGGTCGGCGAATAGCCAAGCCGCTGCGCGCAGGCGTTCAGCCCCTTGGCCGATGCCAACCTGGCAAGCTCAGTGATCCAATCGGGCGGCGTGCCGCCCCAGGCAGCTTCGGCCTTTTGAACCATGGTCGAGGAAGCGCTCATGCGGCGCACTCCTCTGCCAGAGGTGCGCCCATGATCTCCTTGCGGTTCGGGTCGTAGACCATTTTGGTCTTCAGGATTTTGGGCGGGTTCGGACCGGTGTTCATGGAAGGCTTCAGCCGCCATATGCCCTGCACCTTGTTGCTGCTTTCCCGCAGCACCTGCAGATATCCGGCCCGGTTCAGATGGGTCACATACCGCTTTGCCGTCTCGCGCGGGATCTCGACGTCCGGCGTTGAGGCGGTGACAGCCAGCTCAATGAGCGAGAAGCTGGGAAGAGCCCGCATTGCGTTCCAGATCTGAAGCTGGGCGAGCCCCTGCCTGCCGAGCGTGCCGTCCCGGTTGACGATCGGCGCCAGGGCCTGGCGCTTGAGCAGCCGATAGACGTTATAGAGCGAGTGCCCGGCACCACGATTGACCTGGACCCGCTGCTCAAGCATTTCCAGAAAGCCGGCCGCATGCAGCCGCTTGATATAGTCGGCAACCGCATGGTCGTCCCGGTCGTTCGAGCGCAGGGCCACCTCATGCATGGTGAAGGGCTTGCTGTCTTTGCCGAGATCCTTGATCACGCTCCAATAGTGATCGTGGCCGCGGTAGATCGGTTTGCCGCTCGTGACCTTCAGTTCCAACTGGATCGGCATCACGCAGCCCTCCGGATGCGGCGCGGCGGCTCACCGGTGAAGAACCAACCCTGTTCAAAGGTTTCCGCGGAAAAGCTGTCTTCGCCGGTACTGCGGGCGTGCTCGAGGATCCGGTTCAGATTGACGTGGATGCGCCGGGCCTTGCCGGCGGACTTCTCGACAAGCAGGTCGACCAGGTCGTCGGAGATGGAGAGCGCAGGGCAGAACAGGTTTGCCAGGGCACGGGCATCCTCATGGTCGCAGGGTTCTGCCGGCACCCAGTCCAGGACACGATTGTGAACCCGTTCCACCTGGAGGATTTTCCCCGGCAGCTGCTCTTCGCCGATCAGCACGATCGGTGCCTGACTGTGCTCGTGGATCTCCCGGACAAGCTCCAACATGCCCTTGTCGGCCAGCTTGTCTGCCTCATCGATGATTAGGGGTCGGTTGAAGTCATCACCGAGCGCCATGATGGCGCATTCGCTCATATGGGCGATCGTGCCGCGCGGTTCCTGGTTGGCTTCCCGCAGAATGTTTTGCAGCAGGGATTTCTTGGTCCAGCTGTCGCCAACCTCGACCCGAAGCGCTCCGGTAATGTTCTGCACATAGAGCGCAGCGTAGGTCTTGCCGTAGCCGGAATAGCCATGAAAGACGCCAAGGCCAGGCAAATGCGGTCCGCGAGACCGCAGGGTTTCGACAAGGGTCAGGCAGCGGGCAACATTCTTGAGTGCGGCCAGTCCGCCCGCGCTTGGCACCCGATTGACTGCAGGGTCTGCGTTCGTCATTCTTCAGTCCTTCAAACTTGAGTGTCGGGCCTCGGAAGTTGCAGCTTTCAGGGCCTTTCTCTTGCCCAGGCCTACGCGGGCGGTACACGGCCTTCGCGCTTTTGATCCTCCTGCCAGAGAAGGTTCCGCGCGCGATATTCAGGGCCGGCCTGATAGCCGGTGAGCCAGAGAGCGTCCTGATTACTCAAAGCTTCGCCCTTGGCGATCCGCGCCTCGAACCGCTTGGCGCGACCAAAACGATCTTCTGCAGTTTCTTTTTGCTGGATGGGCTGCACATTGGCTGAGCCAGTGGATGAAGTGCCCAGCTGAGCCATCATCTTCTGCTCAGCTTCAGACAGCGGCTTGGGCGCACGCTTTGCCTTCACGGCCGCAGCAGCCTGCGTTTTTGCCGTCTCGTGTTTTTCGGTCAGTTTCGGAAAGCTCAGGATGTCCGCGTTAAACTGGTAGGCCGCGCGCTGAGCCTCGGCGACAGTGCGCGGTGTGATCAAACGTTTCTGTTTGCGAATGTCAGCAAGTGCGCCATCTTCCAGCGCTTTCTGTTTGGCGCGGACCTGGGCGATCGTTTCGGCCGGGTCGAGACCGGCAAGCGCCGGGTTGACCGCCTGGCCAAGATAGGTTTCTCCATCCGGCTCGAAAAGCCAGACCCGGCCGAGATCTTCAGGATCGTGGCGGACAAGAACATCCCGGCCGGGCATGACATCGCCGGTGTAATAGAATTCACCGTCGATCCGAATGCCCTGATTGGTGACACGGCGCCTGCCATCCTGGCCGGCGACCGGCGCTAAAAGAACGTCGAGAGCGGCAAGATCGCCGACAGCCCGAATGGGCCCGGACCAGCGGGCAGCGACTTCAAACGGCGTCTTGCGCTTCAGGCCTTCGTGCGGTGTGTGAGCGTATTGCTCCTCAGCCCATCGATCCGCTTCGCGTTGCAGCTCCAGTGCGGAAAGTGTGACGTTGAAGAGCTTGGCATCGTCCGTGCCGAGCCGCGCTGAGAACGCCTTGCGCGCTTCGATGATTTTGCGGTCGGCAACCGAGTGGCCGACAAACCCGGGAAGGGTCGCGGCGCAATCGCGTTGGAAAGTGCCAATCACCCGCTCGACTGTTCCCTTCTGCTCCGGCGAATAGGGCGCCGAAAAATCCTGCTCGATGCCAAGGGCGTCCAGCAAGCGAACCGTTGCATGGGCGGCAAAATCCGAGCCGTTATCGGTCTTGATCAGTTCCGGCACGCCCCAGGCAATGAGGCATTTGCGGATCAGCAGGCCAACAGCGGAAGCACGCGGTGTGCTGGTGACGAGAATGATGGTGCGCCGGGAATAAAGATCGATCGCAACATAGATGTTCATGCGCCCGTCCGTGGTCATGACATCGGACGGCGAGGCATCGATTTCCCAGCGCTCGTTGAGCCGGTCGACACGGTTGGCGCCGGAAGCTGCAAACCGGACCCTGGATTTGTAAGCGTCTGGATCCGTGATCTTCAAAAGCGCGTTTCTGTCCTGCTCTTTCCAGGTTTTAAGAGCGTTTTGAAACGTCCTTAAAGGCGGCATCTTTTTGCGGACCTGGCCCTTGGAGGTTTCCACCAGAACCGTTTCGCCGAACTTCGCGATCGCCGTGGTGCGAATATGCTTGGCGGAGAGAAACTGATTGGAGACATAGAGCGCCAAGCAATAGGCCCGCAGCTCTCCACCCTCGGCTGTGTCGAGAACCCCTGTGCCCTTCCGGGCTTTTGAGGGATCGTGCGCCAGGCGGTTGATGTCTGTGCGCATGTCCTTGCGCCAGCGGGCGAGCGTGCGGCCGGAAAGGCGTTTGACCAGGTGCCTGACCCATTCGGGAACCGGAACCTTGCCGTCTTCATAGAGCTCA